GAGACTAACATGCAAACTATTTACATCAAAAATTACTGGAACAAAGACCCCATTGCAGTCAGCAGCATGACTATGTCGGCGCACAATCCTGTGGTCATAGTAAGTCAGGTGTCAGGCTCAATGGCATTTAACCATGCCATGACTTGCGACCAAGCTCGTGAGATGGCAGCAGCATTGCTTGTTGCAATTTCTGAAGCTGAAGAACAAGCTGCAAAAGAGGCGGCAACAGCATGACAATCGAAGACATCTGCATTGGTGTACTGTCCGGCATTTGCATGCTGGGTCTGTACTTTCTTACGATCTGCGTATTAGGAATGGACCTATGATTACTGGACACAATCCACCGCATGCCCAAAATTGGGAGCAGGCATTTGAAGACTGGGTGGCGCTGCTTAAGCGTGCAGACGCCATGGACCTATTGGAAGACCCTAAGGCTATCTGGGACGAGGCCTGGAGACAGGCTTGTATCCTCAACGCGAAGGTAGTAGCATCATGATTAAGTATTTAAAGAAACTGCTGGCTGGCCCGACCGACTTGGAGGCAGCTGCCACGGAACTGTCAGAAGCTTATCTTGAGCTGCTAACTGCACAAACAGGCGTTGATTACGCCAAAAGCATGGTGGGCTACAACCAAGCCCGCATTGCTCGCCTTGAGGCCTACCTTGCGCAGTATGGAGACCACAAATGAAACTGCTCAAAGACTTCCTTGCACTGCTAGGCGCTGTAGCTACCACCATGTTCATCCTCGGCTACGCGTACGCATCGGTGCCTCTGCCCAAGACCTGCACCCCAACTTTTATTGATCGGATTTTGAAATGAAAGTTGATCGCGGTAACCCCAACCTAATGCGTAAGAATCCTGACGCGTCTCTTGCAGCTGTGCCCAACAAGCTAGGCGACAAGAACCCAGCTCGCTATGTGCGTGGTGGCTTTGTGCCAATGCCAAAAGACCCCAATGCTGTGCCACCGCCGCAGATGAGTGTGTGGGATAGGCAACAATATGTCCCTGAAAGCATGGGCGCAGTACGGCGTGGTGCTGATGACTTTCTGCGTGTGCAGAGCAAGGGAGTGTGATGCAGTCAATTATGACCGACTGGTTCCCTGTAACCATTTTCCCTGCGCGTATAGGCGTATACGAAGTTCGCATCAACGACAATCCTATGGAGTTTGCAAAGTGGGATGGGGGAAAATGGTGCGTAGTGGCATACACAGTAAGTGGCGCAAAACGTAAAACTGATAGAAGCTGGGCAATGTATCTTGCGACTAACGTACACTGGAGAGGTTTTACTCATGAGCAATAAAGACGAAGCATTGAAGCTGGCGCTTGATGCGTTGTCGGATTTTGACTACGAAAAACGACTGAACGCTATTAAAGCAGTCCAAGAAGCCCTAGCACAGCCAGCGCAGGAGCCTGAGGCATGGATGCACCCTGATGGCAGCTTGTGGTTATTTGGGCATGGTTATGACAAATCAACTTTCACAATCCCCCTGTACGCTACCCCACCCCAGCGCCCGTGGGTAGGGCTGACGGATGATGAAATAAAAGCAATGGACACAGGCACTATTTCAAATGCATCTTTTTACGCAGGAGCATTGTGGGCAGACGCCAAACTCAAGGAGATGAACAAACCATGAACAAACGAGACATTGAACTTGCAAAGCAAGCTGAAGCGTATGCTGACTACAACTTCAAAGGTGAGCCTTATTGGAGAGAAGCATATGAGTCAAGACTTATTGACCTCATCCGCGCCGATGAGCGTGAGGCTTGTATGAAGTTGTGCAAAGAGCATTTCTATGCATACCAAGCCTATCAAGCAATCCGAGCAAGGGGGAACACATGAACGAACAATACTTTGTACCCGATGCCAAGCCATGCCCATTCTGCGGTGATCGAGGGGTGACCGTAGTAGAAGGCGATACCTACCGATGGAGAGTGGCTATCTGCAACTCCTGCGGTGCACAAGCGCCTGATGTGCGGCACTCTATCCTTGAAGGGCAGACGCGCGATCAGGCTTTTGCAGACGCTAACAAACGCGCCATTGCCGCATGGAACGAACGAGCAGAGAAAAACACATGAAAGTACGACAAAAAAACAAGCGCAGATTAAAGTTGTGGCGTGAGCGCACAGCGTTTAATCGGGCGGTCAGGAAAGTCATGCTGCAAATCGCCAAGGCGTCAATGCGAATGTCAGCGGCATTGGCAGAAGCGTATAGAAAAGGCCGAGAGGCACAGGAAAACACATGACACAATTTCCAGCTTACCAACATAAACGTCTACAAGACATAAGCAAAGTTCGTGAGGACATGAACTATCCCACACTGCCGAATGTAGAATTGGAAGAGTACACCAAAACCCTTAAAAGTTTGTACCCTGAAATGTTCCACACAAGCGCAACCTTGCATGCTCGCGTGTTTATGGATGCACCTACAACATCAAGCATCCCATACGCGCGGTTTGTGCGTGAAAAAGAAGCATCACCTTACTACGAAAGCATCTAATATGACTGACAAAACGCCTGATCTTGACGAAACGCTAGCCTTCATTGGCGAAGTAAAGCTGCCACCTGCAGAAGTAGTGCGGCGTGTCAAAAAAGCAAAGGAAGGCGCTGACGCGCCATTGACAGACATGATCTATGGCGCCACGCCATTGGCTCGTGAGCTGGACACTGACGTGCTGCCGCAAGCACAACGTGACTACCAAGGCGAGCAGGACGCACTGCAACGCTTCATGAGCATGTACGAGCCTGGAGAGTTGATCATGCGGCAGAACTTTCGGCGGCATGTCCTGCAAATCTTGGAAGACTGGCGCCTTAAGAACGTAAAAAAGTGAACTTTTTTGCAACTTTTTTGCAAAAACGTGAAAAAGTTGCAAAAACAGCTGTACAATTCAACTGTAGGCAACTACAAACTGGTCCCTCTAACTTACTTGTTTACTGTATATTGAAAGGCAATCATCATGGCACACATGCTCGCAACTACTCTCACCGGCAAAGCTGCAATGGCTTACGTAGGTGACACCCCTTGGCACGGTTTGGGTCAACGACTTACTGCTGACTCCACCATTGAAACCTGGGCTGAAGAATCTGGTCTTGACTTCCAATTGGCTACTGCAGATGTTCAGTTTGCGCCACCTGCATCTGTGTGGAATGGCTTTAAGCCTCAGCACACAAAGTTCAATGGCAAAAAAGTCATGTACCGCACTGACAACGAAATGCCTTTGGGCTTGGTGTCTAGCCAATACAAAATTGTGCAGCCCATGGAAGTGCTTGAGTTCTTCCGTGACATGGTTGGCTCTATTGCCCACCTTGAAACAGCTGGCGTCCTGCGCAATGGCGCACACTACTGGGCACTGGCACGGATGGATGGTGAATTCAACCTTGCTGGTGATAAAGTCAACCAGTACCTGCTTCTGGCCTCGTCCGCCGATGGTTCCTTGGCAACGCAAGCTCGGTTGACTTCGGTCCGCGTTGTTTGCAACAACACATTGCAACTGGCGCAAAAAGGCAAGGCAGAAGTTAGTGTGCGTCACAACTCGGTGTTCAATCCCACCGCTGTCAAAACCGAGCTGGCCAACTTCAACGAAGCATTCAAAACGTTCGAGCAAACTGCCAAAGCATTGGCAGGCATCAAGCTCGGCAGCATGCAAGCGCAAAGCATCTTTACCAAGCTACTTGGTGGTGATGACAAAAAGCCAAGCCGTGCAGCACAACGTGCTCTGGCATTGTTTGACGGCGCAGGCATCGGTGCAGATCTTGAATCTGCTAAAGGTACTGCATGGGGCGCATTGAATGCAGTCACTCAACTGATGGACTGGGAAACAGCACGCACAGGCGATGCTCGACTGGCCAATGCATGGTTTGGTGGTGGTGTATCCATCAAGCAACAAGCAGTACAAGACCTGTTGGCCTTGGCATAAAGTTTCGGGGGGAAAGCTGATGCTGGTAATAGACCTAAGTGCAACTTAGTCCCACTAAACCAGCAAAGCAAGTACCCCCACCCTTTTGTTATATAATCTCAGCATTGTCTATTGAAAGGTATCTATGAACGTCTTCTATCTCCACCATTGCGCAGCTGTTGCAGCAGGCATGCATTGCGACAAGCATGTAGGCAAAATGCTCATCGAGTCAGCACAAATGCTGGCCACAGCGCATCACCACTTTGGCAACGGCGACCATGTGTCCTATAAGCCCACCCATAAAAACCACCCAAGCAACGTCTGGGTACGTTCTAGCAGGCTCCACTATGACTACGTTGTCGAGCTTGCATTGGCCCTTGGCCGGCAGTTTTACGTCCGCTACGGCAAACGCCACAAAACGCATCTCATTGTTGTCGAGCAGCTCATGAAAGCTCCACCTGCCATGCTGGCTATGCCCCTTGTGTGGCAAGACCCTCCGTTGGCCATGCCTGACGAATACAAGTCCCCCAACACCATTGACTCATACCGCCGCTTCTACGCTAGTAAAATCGAACGTATGCCTATGGTGTACTTTAAAGGCACTACGCCTCCACCCTACTGGCTATCAGACATCTGGGCCACATCCTTGAAAGCTGCATAATGTACGACAAAGTCCTTGAGTTCCGTAAGGCAATGCAATTGCCTATTGGCGATAAGCCGCAACTACTTGACCCTAGTGAAAGCTCCTACTTTTCAAGGTTCATCCTTGAAGAGCTTAGTGAGTACATGAAGGCATGTGAGGATGGCGATTTGCCTGAGGCTGCTGACGCACTGGCTGATTTGACATACGTTGTGCTTGGCTGCGCTCATGCCATGGGACTACCCTTTGACGCGATCTTTGCTTTGGTGCATGCAGCCAACATGCGCAAAGAACCTGCTAATGACTATATTCGCAGTTTGCGTGGTAACCACTTTGACATTGTAAAGCCTATAGGCTGGATTGCGCCGCAAGGCGACATTGCAATCATATTGCAAAGCTACAAACATGAACATTAAAGACTTAATCGATGAGTTTGTCACTGTCAAAGGCAAACGTGAAGAGCTAACTGCAGAGGCAAAAGAGCTCACAAAAAAGCTGTCTGCTCTTGAAGCAGACATCATGGAGCAAATGGCAGCGCAAGGCATTTCTAAGGCCGGCTCTGACAAGGCATCATGCACAATGAAAGAGGTGTCTAATCCTACAATTGTTGATTGGCCTACCTTCTATGAATACGTAGCAGAAACAAAGCAATTTGAGCTGCTGCACAAAAGATTGTCTTCAGCGATTTTCCGTGAACGATGGGAAGCCGGTGAGACAATACCTGGGACTTTGGCATCAAAGTCTTTTGAACTGTCCGTGTATCGTAAAAACTAGTAACTTGTTAGGAACATCATGTCTAAAAATGCTATCACTAAACCCGAAAAGAACCAGCTGAGCTTGTTCGAAGACCAATTGGCCGCATTGGCCATGGACACTGTCAAGGCAGAGCAATCGACCCTTGGCACAGCATTCCTGTCCACCAAAAGTGGCGTGCTGACGTACCGCGGCAACCCTGTTGCCAACAACCAATTGGACTGCGTCATTTTGGCAGGCCCCATTGAGCGTTTGTACTACGACAGCCGCTATGACCCTACCAAGACTGTGGGCCCGAAATGCTTTGCCATTGCGTCAGCTGCAACCGGCATGGGCCCGTCAGACGCCGCTGAAGGTAAGCAACACACTACCTGCGAAGGCTGCCCTCAAAATGAGTGGGGCTCCGCTAACAATGGTGGCAAAGGCAAGGCTTGCCGCGAGACTCGCCGCTTGCTGATTCTGCCTGCAGATAGCATTGCGAGCGCAAGTGCTGTGCAAGCTGCTGAGGTTGTCGCATTGCGCCCGCCTGTTACCAGCATTCGCAACTACACCACGTACATTCAAACGATTGCTGCTACGCTGCGTCGCCCAACGCTTGGTGTGGTAACCACCTTAGCTGTTGTGCCTGATGCCAAGACGCAATTCAAGGTGACCTTCACCATGAAGAGCGTGGTGCAAGACGCTGACGTGTTGAATGCATTGATTATGCGTGCAACTAATGAAAACGCCAAAGCACTGGAGTCCGTTGCCTTTGCAGGTGATGATGGCGCCCCTGAAGCTGCAGCACAATCGACGCGCTTCTAATGAAACCGATCTTCCTCGACTTTGAAACCGAGGGAATAGAAGCAAGGCCCAAGTACCCACCAGTGCCGGTGGGCCTTGCTATCTTTGACCCTGAAGGTGAAGTACGCGATGACTACTACGCGTTTGGTCATTTACACGACAACAATGCCACCAAGGATGAAGTGCATGAGATACTCAAAGCCATTTTCACGTCAACTCGGCAGATATGCTTTCACAACGCTGCATTCGATTTGGACGTCATTAACGTACATTTTGGGCTCGACACTCCTGCGGCTAATCGAATTAACGATACCCTTGTTCTGGCTTTTTTGCATGACCCTCATACTCGCTCTCTGTCTCTCAAAGACCTAGTTGTCACATGGGGCCTTGCGCAACCAGACGAACGGGATGAGCTAAAGGCTTGGGTCATTGAGAACGTGCTAGAAGCCAAGCGAAAGAAGTCTACATGGGGAGCATACATCTGTCGCGGCCCAGTGGCGCTGGTGGGTCGCTATGCAATGGCTGACGTACGGCTTACCGCTTTGCTCTACGACTATTTGGAGGCAAAGGTTTTGCCTGCGCAGTTGGTGCCTTACCGCCGTGAGATGGAACTGATTCCGATGCTGCTTGAAAACTCAAGTCTAGGCATACGTGTAGATGTGGAAGGCCTTGAAAAAGCAAAGGCACAAGCAGAAATAGACATTGCGCTTTGTAATGATTGGGTACGTTCATTGTTAGGTTCTCCTGAATTGAATGTCGACAGCGATCAACAGCTTGTCGAATGTATTTATGCATCTGAGCACTGGGACAAAAATAAACAATGGCCTGCAACAGACAAGGGGCAATTGCAAGCCACTAAAGAGGCATTCGACGAAATGCTTACCAACTTGGAGCTACGTGATGTCCTCAGATTTCGAGCAAATCTTTCCACTTGTTTATCGACTTTTATTGAACCGTGGCTACAAGCTTCAAGTACTACGGGTCGAATCTATACAAACTGGAATAGCGTTAGAGGTGAGCGCGGTGGAACTCGAACTGGACGACTATCTTCCACACCAAATTTTCAAAACGCCCCCATCAGGTATCCAGTAGTCACGCTTCCTGCAGATTTAAAGGTTGCACCATTGCCATTGATTCGTAGCTTCATTTTGCCTGACGAAGGCCACAAGCTTATTGCATGTGACTTCAATGCTCAAGAGCTTCGTATCTTTGCCCACTTTGAAGGTGGCAACCTCATGAAGCAGTATCAGGCAGATGCACGTGCCGATTTGCATACGTACGCAGCCAACTTGATGACCGAGGCAAGTGGCAGGCCTGTTAGTCGTACGTACTCAAAAGGCGTAAGCTTTGCAATTCTGTATGGCGCAGGTCCAACCAAAATCAGTGATATGCTTAGTGTTGACCTTGACATGGCGCGCACACTGATGAATGCCTACACAACAGCTGTGGCGCCGGGACTTAAGGTCATGCAGGCAACCATGCGTACAAGGTACAAGCTTGGTGAGCCCCTTAAGACTATTGGCGGCAGGCTTGTCAAAATGGAGCCACCTAAGGTCATCAATGGCCGTATGCGTGAGTTTGACTATAAAGGCGTCAACTTGTTGATTCAAGGCTCTGCTGCTGACCAAGCCAAAGCTGCAATGCTGCTGTATCAGAAGACACGTAAAGGTAGCAGGCTGCTACTTAGTGTGCATGATGAATTGGTCATCAGTGCCCCTATTGACGCGCTTGAACGTGAGGCTGAGTGCTTGGTCAATGCAATGTGCAATGCACTAACCATGGACGTACCAATGATTAGTGACTACAAGATTGGCAACAACTATCAGGAAACCAAATGAGCTATTCACACTCCAGCATTTCAACGTATGAAGGCTGCCCCTACAAGTACAAGCTTACGCGTATTGATCATTTGCAAGAGCCCACTGGCCCTGCTGCAGAGCGTGGTAAACGTATCCACAAAGAGTTTGAAGAAGCTTTTGATGGGTTTCCATTGGTTACTGCCGAGCTTGAGCCTTGGCTTGACTTCATTGAAGACATCAAAAGCTTCTATAACGTTGTCTTGCCTGAGCATGACGTAGGCGTGCGGCGCGACTGGTCATCATGCGGCTTTAAAGATAGCGATGTATGGCTACGGGGCCA